ATTTCATCAGAACATCATCTCAAAATCAAAATTTATAAATATCTGCTAAACTTTGAATCTGGGAAGCAGAGACTTGGATAGATATGGATCCCCTGCCTATTACTTATCCAAGTACAAGTCTACTACTAGGCCAAAACCCTGCAACAGGTGCCAACGGCCTGGTTATTACTATCATGATGAATTTGGTAGATTAGACGCAGTATGCTTACTAGACTTGATCAACATAGGAGAAGTATTGTGGAAGTGGGACGATTACCCATTAGTCTGGGCCAGAATGGAAAGTCTTATACGCTCTGGTGGAATAAAGAAACCAAGGAAATCCAAATTGGAGAAAGACCAGACACAGACTGGATAGAGACAGGATTTATCCATGTCGTATAACTCAGCAGAATATAAACGCAATCGCAAGATTGTACTTGAATCTAATAATTACATGTGTCATTACTGCAATGGCCCAGCTAATACAGCGGATCATATAATCCCCATATCAAAAGGCGGGAGTGATGAATTATCCAACCTATTACCAGCATGTCATCAATGTAACTCTACTAGACAAGATAGAGATAGAGTAAGATTAGCCTATTGGAATCCTAGATACAAATGACAAATAAAACTAAATTCATCATAGATGTAAATAGACATGGAATAAGAAGAGAAAGACCAGCAGTAGGATATAAGGCATATAGAAAACAAATGAAGGAATTATATGGGTCTGATTGGAAGAAGAAGATAAAGAAAGATAATGGACAAGATGAAGACATGTAATATCTACTATCCCGTCCCCACCGACATTTCAAACAAATCTAATATAAAGTATTCTCACATAATGAGACCCTATAAGTTCCATATATTGAGACATATGACAAATTGGACACATAAGCCATATTTGTCTAATATGTCCAATATGTCCAAATTGCCTTATAAAATGTATAATGGGTTTTTTTTATATCGTTATGAAAACCCCGTCCCCATTTGGAAAATAAGAACAGAGGAGAAATAGTAAAATGGCTAGAACTGGATTACATGGTGGGCAAGGCCCACGACAAAATAGACTTATAAAGGGGGATAATGCCCCATTGGATATATCGCCAGATAATGTTGAACAAATGGTTGTATTATCTATAAAGACAGCAACATGGCTAGATGAGGCAGATCTTGCTTCAGCAGCTATAGCTGTGCAATTGGCTAAATCAATGGATGAGATGCCAAATAGAAGGCATCAGTTAGCTCCTATCCTTATAGGACTATTGTCTAATTTAGGTCTATTGAATAATAGACAGCAAGACGATAAAATGACACCTGCAGAGATGTTATCAGCTATTGCAAATGGAGATCATAAGTAATGCAAGATTGGGTGCCTACACACTATACAGATTCATTATCTGAGAACTTCCCAACAGATGGGGATAAGCTCATTAATATTGTAGAAGCTATATGGCACCTACCTGAAAAGCATGATGCAAAATTGGTATTAACGGATTGGCAGAAATGGTTAATCCGCAGGGTATTAGAGAGATATCCAGATGACTATATAGACCCTGAGAAGGCTGGTAGGCTGCGTTATAAGCAGGTGTGTATCTCCATGCCTAGAAAGAATGGAAAGAGCCTCATAGGGGCCTTATTTGCCTTATATGGCATGCTCCTGCATGAGCCTGCTCCTGAAGTTGTATCTGTTGCAGCGTCCTCAGATCAGGCTAAAATCGTCTATAGAAGACTGCTTCATCAGGTAAATAATAGTGATTTATTGAAGACATTATTCAGCAGAAGTACTGAGCATAGAGGCTTATGGACTGCAGATGGTACGGGTGTCTATAAGGTTATTGCTGCAAAAGCTGCAACCGCACAGGGCTTGCACCCATCATTAGTGGTATTTGATGAGTTGCACGTTGCTAATGAAGATGTATGGACTGCTATGGCCCTTGGATCTGCTACTCGTGATGACGGAATTATTATTGGTATTACTACGGCTGGCGATGACACCTCAGACTTGCTTAAGAATCTCTACAAACGTGGTGCTCAGGCAGTTGACGGTCAGGAAGACCTAGAAAGATTTGGATTCTTCTGCTGGGAAGCACCAGCGGGATGTGAAGTGCTAGATGAAGTAGCAGTAAGAAGAAGTAATCCACAATTAGCTACAGGTATCCTAAATTGGGAATCAGTTAAGAATGAATTGGCTACTATGCCTGAAGCAGATGCTAGAAGATATAGATTAAATCAGTTTGTGAGTTCAATGAATGCATGGTTGCCAGTTGGAACATGGCAAAGTCTACCTAATGGTAGAGTAACTAACCCTAAAGTCTTTGCTATTGATAGGACTCCAGGATGGGATTATGCATCAATTGTTACAGCTGAAGAGCTTCCAGATGGCAGTATAGCTACTGAATTAGTAGCATCATTTAATAAAACAAATGTAGATCAATTGCTTAATGCATGTGTCAAATTACAAAAATGGGGACAGGTATTTATTATGGATGCCTATGTATTGTCTGATTTAGCAGTTGCATTGAAACAAAGAGGATTTAGGGTGCAAACAACGTCAAATAAGGACTTAATAAATGCATCAAACAACTCTTATAGTAGAATTATGTTAAAGAAACTAGTTCATCCTCGTGATGAAATCGTTTCATTGCAAATGCAGCGGGCTGTCAGAAAAAACATTGGTGAGTCTTGGAAAATTACTAGAAAAGACTCTGGTACTGACATAGATGCTGCCATTGCAACAGTATTAGCGGTTTGGTATGTTGAAACACAAAAGAAACCAACCCAAATGGTATTTTAGGAGAAATAATGGGATTATTAAATAGAATATTCGGCTTAGAACAAGACCCAGAAACTCCTGTAGCTTATGTTCCTAATGTAGAGAATCGTTTTCAATCAGAAAGCTTTTTGCCACCATCACGTAGTGAAGTTGTAATTAATACATCTTCAGCATTAACATTGATACCAGTTTCTAGATCAATTTCTGTTTTAGAAACTGCAGGTATGCAAATACCAATTGATGTTTACAGAAATGAAGAGCAAATACCTTCTCCATCATGGATAGAGACTCCTGATATAGAAAATAATGTTTCTAGAGCAGAATGGATTGGTTCAACAATCGTTCACTTAGCTCAGAGTGGAAATGCATTTTGGTATATCACAAGAGGGGCTAGGGGAATTTCAAATGTTAGAGTTTTACATCCAGAACTAGTTTCTGTATCTTCAGATTCATATGGTAAATATATTTATCATGTTAATGGAAAGCAAGTTCCAACTGAAGATATTAAACATATAAAATTATGGTCAAAACCACAGTTCAATGCACTGTTAGGTGAAGGACCAATTCAAAGACATAAATATATTTTAAGATCAGCATTAGATCTACAAGATTATGCTGACAACTGGTTTAGACGTGCAGCAGTTCCAACAGGAACCCTATCTACACCAGAATTCTTATCAGAAGATGTTGCTATATCAAACAAGAAGGCATTTATTGAATCTCAATTACAGAGATCAGTTGCTGTATTGTCAAATGGATTAACATATGATTCAATATCATTAAATCCAGAAGAAGCACAATTCTTGGAAAACCAAAAGTTTATAACTAGACAAATTGCAAACATGTTTGGTGTTCCATCAATCTATCTTGGATTATCAATTGAAGGTCAGGGAATGACTTATACAAATGGTAATGAAGATAGAAATAAACTATACGAAGATGGCCTACAGCCATATCTAGTACGTATAGAACAAGCGATTTCTGACTTATTGCCACGAGGACAGTATGCTAAGTTTAATTTAACTCAGTTCCTACGTCCTAATCAATTAGTTAGATTCCAATCTTATGCGATTGCCCTGGACAAACAGTTCATGACTCCAAATGAAGTTCGTGAACTTGAAGGAATGCAAATGATTAATGGGGGAGACAGCTTAATTGCCCCATCTTCAACAGCAACAGTTCCTAACAGTCCTCAACCAGGGGCATAAGGAAAAGGAGATAAATAATGGAAAAACGTTCATTTGAAATAAGAGCTACAGACATGGAACTTCGTGAAGTTTCAGGTGTTGCAGTTCCTTATAATGACACAATTGACATTGGTGGCGGATGGTCAGAGCGATTCGTAAGAGGCTCAGTAGATACCACAGCCGATGTTAAACTGTTTCGTGATCATAAAGATATCATTGGAACAGTAAAAGAAATCAGAGATGAAGAAAATGGTCTTTGGATCACAGCTAAAATCTCTGAGACCGCTTTAGGAAATGAAACATTAGCATTAGTAAAAGACGGAGCGATTCGTAGTTTTTCTGTTGGCTTCATTCCAAAGGTAGATGAAAAACAAAATAATACAATAATTCGCAAGAAAGTTGATCTTAAGGAAGTATCCTTAGTCGCTTTCCCAGCTTATCAAGCAGCCTCAGTAGTTGAGGTTAGAGAAGAAGTCAAGGAGGAAAAAATGACTGAAAACACAACAAAAGATTACGATGCAGCAATTGCTGAAGTTCGTGATCATGCAGAAGCATTGGAGCGTCGTCTGGATGTAATTACAACAGAAAAGACCTCAAAGTTAGTAGTACCACAATTCCGTTCATACGGAGAATTTATTAAGGGTGTAGCTTCAAATAACGAAGATGCACTTACACTTGCTCGTACATACGAAGGAGCAACAACAGGCGATTCATTAATGATCAACACATGGGTATCAGATGTACTTCGTGTTATCAACGCAGGTCGCCCATCATACGCAGCACTTTCATCAGCAGCACTTCCAGCATCTGGAAATGTTATTGAATATCCACTATACGTAAACAACGCAATGGATATTGCTGAGCAGGCTGCTCAGGGAGACACCCTTGCATTTGGTGGAATCACACTTTCATCAGAGACAGCACCAGTTAAGACATACGGTGGTTACACATCAATGTCACGCCAGCTTATTGAGCGTTCATCTGTTGCATACGTAGACGCTGCATTCCGTGCAATGGCTGCAAAGTATGCTTCAGCTACAAACGCTGCAGCTAAGTCAGTTCTTTCAGCAGCAACAGGATTCTCAACATCTTCAGTTGCAGCATGGGAAGCAGACGCAGTTCTTGAAACACTTGCAGATTCTGCAATCAAGGTAAACGGCGAAACAGGTAAGGCACTAGAATTCATCCTCTGCTCAGCAGACGTATTCAAGTCACTTGCTAAGACAATTGACGGTCAAGGTCGCCCAATTCTTTCAAACGTTGGAGCAGTTGACAACACATACGGTTCTATCAATCCAGTAGGTTTGACAGGAACAATCTTTGGTCTTCCAATCGTGGTAGATCCATCACTTGCAGCAGGTTCACTATTTATTGGTAACTCATCTGCAGTAACAACATTTGAATCAGCAGGAGCACCACTCCGCTTGTCTCGTGAAGATGTTACAAATCTTACAACTGACTTCTCTGTCTACGGATACCTTGCAATTGCTGCAACAGATCCTAAGGCAATGGTCAAAGTTGCAAATCCAAACGACTAATAGGAGTTAAAGATGAATTGGGAAGATCTAAAATTATATGTTGGAGCATCTGAAAATGATGACTCATATGTTCAAGACTGCTGGGAAGAAGCAAGAGACTTAGTAGCATCCTACATACAGTCTACAAAGATTCCACCTAGAGTTCTACGACGTGCATACATGGAAGTTGGATCTGAACTGTATCATCGTCGGAATGCACCAATGGGTATATCTCAGTACGCTACATATGATGGTAATCCTGTCAGAATAGCAAGAGATCCACTCATTGGTGTATATCCGCTATTAAATCGTTACATGAAGAGGTTTGCATGATACAAGACACAAAAGATGTTATTAAGTCTGCTTTAATTCTGGGCGGGATATCAACTGTATATACCTACAACCCAGAAAGACCTAATGTTCCATGTGGAATAATTGAACCCAACATAAATTATTTGAGGGTTACAGAAGATTCATATGGTCCAATATTTCAAAGCGACTGGAGAGTAAGAATTATGGTTCCATTTGGAGCTAATGATAAAGAAACTACAGAGCTTGATAATTACTTAGATAGTCTTCTACCAACAGTTTGGGAGCATACAGATTGCTCAACATTGTCTGTTGACAAACCATTCATAACAGAGGTAAATAATGCAAATTATTTATCTGCATATTTAAATATTTCAATTGACATGCAAGGAGGAAACTAATGTCACGTTTAAGAGGAAAGACCATCATTTTTGAAGTTGATGGCACAGAATACTCAGGTGGAGTATCAAACGTTAACATGACCTCAGAAGTTGGTGAAAAAGGATTTGGAGACTATGAAGATAGCCTTGATTTCCGTGCACAGGTAATCGGATTCCAGGATTTTGCTTCAACATCATTCCATACATACCTATGGGATAATCCAGGCAAAACTGTATCAATTACATATGCACCACATGGAAACGAAGTTGCTTCAACAACTCAGCCACATTTCACAGCTACAGGTTATGCAGAAACACTACCTACAATTGGTGGAGCAGCAGGAGAATATTTCGTTTACGATATAACATTTATTCTTGATGCTAAGCCAACAAGAGTAACAGCTTAATTTTGAGGGGGATGGCATGGCATCATCAGTAATAAAGATAACAGGTTTACGAGAAGTCGTTAGATCATTAAATCAATATGCTGGAGCAGTTGATGATATGAAGGAAGCTAATTCTAAAATATCAAGCAAAGTTGCTCAGGATGCCGTGTCCATCGCCCCAAAGTTATCAGGAGATTTAGCTAGAACTATTAAAGGTAATAGAGCTAAAGAAAGAGTTCAAATTAAAGCGGGTGGAGCAAGAGTTCCATATGCAGGTGTAATTGAATATGGTTGGCCAGCAAGAAATATAGAACCACAATCATTTTTAGTTAAAGCTGCTTATAGAAATATCCAATTCGTTATTGAACAATTTGATTCAAACTTAGAATCATTAAAAAGAAAATATATAGAATCTTAGGAGGCAAGAATGGATATAACAACATTAAAGATGAGAGATTTAGCAGAGGTTGAAGAACTTACTGGCTATCCAATGGATTTGTGGGAATCAAGTCCTAAAGTAAAATTAACTATGGCTATTGCATATGTTTTGGGTAAAAGATCAAATCCAGAATTAACTTGGGATAAAGTCCAAGATATGGATCTTGAAGAAATCCAAACATTGACAGGAGAAATAGAGGCCCCAAAAGCCAAGAAATCCTAGACTTAATGGCAGATTTCTGTGTAGCCACAGGATATACGCCACAACAATTCTGGGATTTACGACAAGATGAATTTTTTGCCATAGGCAGAGCTTTGAGGAGAAAAAATGTCTAATCAAATTACGGTTGATATTTTAGCAAACACTAAAAACTTAGTAGCAGGTATTAACACAGCTAATACCCAATTAGGAACATTGGGACAATCATTTAGCAAAGTGTCATCTGCTTTTTCTGGTTTAACAGCATTATTTGGTGTTCAAATTGGTGTTAACTTCTTTAAGGGTGCTATTCAAGGAGCTATAGCTGATCAAAAAGCATTTAGTTCTTTAGCTGACCTATATGGCAAAGATATTGATAAGATTGTAAAAGATGTAAATGCAATATCAAATAAATTCTACGTAGATGATGGTGCTATTGCTAAGTACTTTGTAGAATTAAAGAGTTCATTCTCATCACAATTTGATAAGTTTGTTCCAGCTGTTGTTGAAGCTTCCGCCACCCTTGCTCTTCTAACTGGTAAGCCATTAGAAGAAGTAATTACAATTTGGGGTAAGGCGTTAAAAGATGGAAAGCTCACAGCTCAAGAAGTTCAGAAACTTGGAATTGACCTAACATCTGAACAAGAAAAGAAATTTAATAGTCTTAAGACAACATCTGAAAGACTAACATACGTATTAGATATTTTAAAAACAAAGCAAAAAGAAGCTTTGGATAATATTGACCCTTGGACAAAGTTTAATAAAATAGTTGGAGATATTAAAGATTCAATTGGTGCATCTTTACTACCAACATTAGAAAAATTAGTTAAAGTTTGGGAGGGACTAACACCAGCCCAACAAGAACAAATTAAAACATTAGTTTCTTGG